CCAATCGTTATTCGAGTTCGCATAAGCGAGGCCGCAATTCGCACCGTTATTCGCATTACCGCCCCAAAGAACCAGCTCTTGTTCCCCTCTACCAACCGTCCACGCCTTTCGGCTTTCGTCCCGTTATCCGTAGCCGTAAAACGAGAAGGTGGACGGGTTTTAATTAATTGAAATTCAAAGAACTAATATTTCAAAATCTATCATGCAGCCATCAAAGATGCACCGCTAACAAATGTTAAATCTCCAAAATACGCAAGGCGAGAGCCGACAGACGCACCCGAGCTCGACCAACCGGAATACGAGTCCGCACAAGCGAGGCCGCAATACGCACCGCTAATCGCAGTACCGCCCCAAAGAACCAGCTGCCCAGTAGTGTTTGCCCATGAATAATCAGCCCAATAAGAAGTGCTATTTCCACCAATCTTTTTCGGGAAAATATCAAAATGCTCCCCAAGAATTATTTCCTGCACTTGACCGGAAACTGTCTGCCGGGTAGCTTGTCTGTATTCACCATTTGGATGCGCAGCTAATTCAGCAGTAGTTGGTAAACGGTTTCCCTTATAAATGAAAATCTCAGTTCCACTTTGAGCACTATTGTTGGAACTACCACAAAATACTCCTTGCAGAAATTCCCATTGCCACCCATAAGGATCTTCTATACCCATCATGTTCACCCGTGAGCAATCCACCCCAGTATTACTTCCATTCACCACAGAAATAGCAATTTTACCCCAGTTGTCACCGAGACTTTTTGTTGCACCAGTTTTCAAAGCTGCCGCAGCAGCCCACAAATCTTTACTGGAGCTACCACCTACACCATAACCGAGTTTGGCTTGAATATTGGTATCTCCATATTGGGACAGTCCCAACATCATAATAAGTTTTCGCTGATCGTAATCAGTCAGCCCCCATTCCTTACCATTTACTTGTGCAGCAGTCCAAAATGCGTTGATCGTCTTGCTGCCTGCCGGTGCAACTCCTGAACGTGAGACAAGTGCACTACCTGACATGGAGCCTTTATATGCCCCGATACAATTATACATTCCACCGTTTGCCCCACCGATAAACTCACCGCCAATAGGTAGCATGGAGAGCCATAAGATCGGTACACCACTTACACTGTCAGTCTGTACACGATAATACAAACGCGGCCCTATCCACATCACATGCCCTTTGGTTTCATCTACCGTAGTACCATCGGCAAACACCGCACTATTGGTAGGGGATAATTTTGCCGCCCTTCCATCATTCGTTACAAGATAACGGCCACAATACAACTTGTATTCTGTCCATGCGGCTGTATTACCTATCACACCATAGTTTGTGCTACTTTGGATTGATTGTTTGATTGGAATCCCCCAAGCCACTTGCCTCAACATTTGTTCGTCACCATTATTGATAGCATTCATGAAGTTTTCTATGGTAATGCGTCTAACACTACCACCAACTTCCACCAGCACTGTATTGGAGCGTAGAATGGAAGTTACCAATGTTTCATTTCCTAATCCTTTAGTTGCCATAATATTATTTTGTTTTTTATGTTAATTAAAATGACACTCTGCCAAAACATCAACATCATATTGAGTCCCGTTTCTGTCGGTTTCCGTTGTTGTTACAGATATGGAATTTGTCGTAGAATGTTTCAAACTCTTCCAGTTTTCCTTATCCATCACATCCATAGTCCATGATGCGGAAGTGGGAGTATAAGTTAATCCAGTTGTCATATTTACAATCTTGGCACTTACTGTAACGGGCTGGCCGGTATCAACCTCTTTGTTGGAAGAAGTTATATAACACACAATCTGAAATTCATCTGCCGTGTCAACAATGCGTACCCCGGCACGTGCTATCGGTTGTGAAGCACCTGAAGACTGATAAACTTCCGCTATGAACAACTGGGTACCATCCACATCACCACGGGTAACAGTTATACTCTTTTGCCCGTTCTTATCAGCCCAAGCCGTCGTGTCCTTATACCATTTTATATAGTAATCGGTAATGGCATTGGCACCGGCATATAGCTTGGTAGTCAGAGTACAACTTGTTACTTTACTTGTTAGCTGCTCGGTACTTGCAAGAATAGCAAGATAATAAGAACTGGCTCCCATGTTCTGAATGGCAATAGGTAGCTCACCAGTCAAATTATATTCAACACCTGCCGTAGAAGCGACACACGAATAAGTCAATGTATCTCCTGCAACATTCGTTTTACTCGCCAAGTTTCCGATAATTTTAATGGCGCCGGTACCAGTATTCAAAGAAAATTTACCCGTACTGTCTTTTTTCCAACCTCCACTTTCAGCACCATTAAAATTTAAAGCCACCCCGTTGTAAGTCCAACTATGGCCTGACAAACTGACTGCTAACCCACGCGCCGAAGTTACTTTAGGTGTCCGTATCGGCTGATTTGCGGCCACACTCCAATCAGGAGAGACAGCCCCACTTTCTTCATCTACGGCCTGAAACAATGGAATGCCATTGTTTTCAAAAGTCAGCATAAGGCTGTCATTGGAGCGAAGGCGTTTGATCGTAATGCTATTTTGGGCACTATAATTTTCTGCCATATTCCCAACCTCCTTCCGATATAATTTGATTTATGCTTGTATTAGTGTAAACAATACCGTCCAACAACAGTATTCTATCTTCCAACCCTCCATCAAGAGAGGATAAACACATTACTTCCTTCTCATTCAAGATTATGGACTCTTCTTTTACCAAGTGCCCCAATAACAGCACCCCGGCATCCAAAGCCTTTTCCTTATTTGCTACAACATACCTCATATCAATTATTTATATATATGTTCCCGTTACTGTCCGTATATTCATTTGTCCCATCTGTCAATACAGAGAAAGCCTTTTTTTGCTCGGCCTTAATGTACACATCCAACCAATCATCAAGATAGGTTTCGCCAATACCGGTTCCATCCAACATTATCACTGTTTTTTCCCCTTCCTGCCACTGTACCCCAGTCTTGTTTGCACTATCCGTAAACCATACCATGCGGATAATCGGTGCCGGTATCGGTACAATTTCGCCATTCCACTGTACCATCGCTACATTTCTATGCAAAATTTCGTCAGGATTGATGGAAGCCTGACTTGCCGGTATGCACGTAAATTTGGGATAAACACGATTGATGGAAAATTGCTGTCTTGCAACCTCTTTTCCACCGACTTTCGCCAACAGCAAGTAATCACCTTTCTCAATCAAACGCAAATCCATTGTCAGTCCGGTTAAAGACAAAGCCACAATTTCGTGATTTGCAGTAGTCAGCCTCGTTTGACTGGATATGCTGTTTACCTGATAAAGTTCAATCGTATATCCGGTAGTTATTTTATTCACTCCCTTTGTTACCATAAGTGGAATGGTGCGCTCGTATGAATTTTCATCCAAAGCCGCATTCTTATTGGCCGTAGATGCGGAAATCAATTTGTTGGCTACCTTGTAATCATACAACAAGAGTTTGTCAAGAAATGGATTGTACTGGATTATCTGACTGTCCCCGATAGACAAACCGTATGTGTCTTCACTCTTATCTACCGTTGTCAACATTATGGAGTCAGTTTTTACGGGAATATTCACCCCCAGCCGGGTATCAGCTATTACACCTTCAAAATGTAACTCAAAACTTTCACCCGGAGCCACATTTCTACTTATGGTAATGGCGCCGCGTGTATCTCCAACCGTATCTATACTGTATTTCCCATTCCAAGAACTGATTGCAGAAAGATTTTTTCCATTAACAAACCAGTTCATTTCTGCCAATAAGGAATTGACATAAGGCATATCCCAACTACCGTCAGCGGCATTCGCTATGACTTCCGGTAAAATCACCAGCGGAGTAACTCCACGGTCAGGATCATATTCATTTGCCACCGGATTATAGACCTGATTAGCCGGACTGTTCGGTGTCATTATTTTCAAGCTTACTGCAATGGTAAGCGGTTGAAACTCTTTCCTGATTCTTTTCTTTTCACTCTCTATCATATTGTCACAATTGCTTCTACTGATGCAACATCGTTCGTTGCCGTTATGGTAAACAAGGTACTTGCTATCGTTACTGAATTATTTCCTAAATCACTAATTTCCTTTGTGTTATATATCGTTATTGAACCGTTGAAATCTTTATGCTTGATATTCCAAGCCTCATCATCGGCAGTATCTCCACTATCCCTTCGGATAGTCCATTGTCTAACTGTGTCAGTAATATCCTCCCAACCTTTGAAGACCTTGCAGGTAATTTCCATTGATTCACCATAAGCAAGAAAATTATCACCCTGTGTATCAATCTCAATGCGTACCGGTGCATCTATCTGTAACTGTTCGATTGTACCAGTCATATAAATGTTGTTCAGATAAGCGGAATAACCGGTCATATTCAATCCAAAGATGTTGAGATTGCTCAAATCTCCATCCTGCATTGCGATCATGCTCTTTGTAAACTCCCAGTCATTTACACCCACCAAGAAACGGCGGTATGTCCTTGTCTCATAAGCGGAAGTCTGGCGTTCTTTGTTTGTAAAATTGCCATAAGCGACAAAATGCAAAGCCTCACACGGATGGAAAGAATATTGCCAACGGTCAGAAACACCACGAAGCACATAGCGGAACCGTTTGTTTGTCCCGGCATCCAATATTTCTGTAATACGAAAATAGATTGTACAGAAACCGGCAAACATACGGTTGCCACGGCTATCATCTATATCAGATACCGCATTATTCCCCGGCGTTTCATAGTCATGGAAATACCCCATGCAAATATCATCCACAGCCACAGCACCTATTTCACCGTCTTGTAATTTCAAACTTATCGTCCCGGAACGTAGCAAGTTACCGTCAGCATCATAATCAGGCTCAACACTCTCTATAATTCCAGCACCGGGAGAACGCCATTTGTCACCAAGTACAATTTCAGCACGGTTGAAACGCAATTCCGGCACCTCTAAAAACCTGCGTAATGTGAGGCTTTCCATGTACCCACGTCCCATACTGTCTATTTTCGCCCCAAAGCCGGTTAACCCCTCTGCAAAACCACTTGCACCAAAGATGGCACCGGCTAAGAAGCTGATAAGTCCGGCTGCCGTATCATTATGGGTGCGCGAAAGAAAAAGCTGATTGCCCAGTGAACGGATGATAGACTGTATCTGTTGGGTATTCAAGCCACCGGTTCCCTGCCCACCACCTGCAATAGAATCTATCTGATTTTGGATTTTTTCAAGCGATCCAACAGCTTTTTCCTCCCGAAGTGTCATAGTGTACTTCGGTATCATATCTTCTCCCTCTTTAATAATAAGGGTATCAATAATGATGCTACCTTCAATACCAAGATCACTATCAGTGAATAGCATTAAGTCCCCTTCTTTCAAAGTATCATGTATGCTTGCTTCCCCCCTTGCAACAGCTTCATCATGTTGGCGTGCCATGAATATATCATCCACCTTCGGTTCATACGAATAGCGCACATAGTCATTCTTTTCAAGATATTTTTTCGCGGTAACAAGTAACCGTTGTGAAGCTGCCTGAATATAAACGTCCGGCATACCAATATAAAGCAGGACAAACTTGTCACCGGACTTTATATTGTAATCCTTGTATGGGAAATATAATTTCAGACTTTCATCATATACACGGTTACAAG